TATAAGGAGCAGTTCAACCGGTTCACGATTAACTTGCAGCGGATCGAACGCCTCGCAAAGCAACCGCTTACGCCTCAGGATATCTACACGCTGCGGCGGATAACCGTGGATTATCTGGATATCTACAATCGGAACGCCGTCACTGAGGACAATACCTACACACCAGATGCGCAATCCAAGGCGGACGCTGAAGAGTTTATCGTCGAAGTCCTCAAGACGCTGCACTCTGACCAGAAGGTGAAGGACTGGCAGTCCGGAAATCCAGACGAAGTCGCCAGCAAGTACCAGAGCGCTAAGTATAAATACATTATCGAGGCTGCGCCTCGGCTCCGGCAGCTTGGCATTACGCAGGATATGCAAATTAACAAAGTCCTGCCGATCTTCCAGAGTCTGGCGGTGGACAGCGTCCGCCTGCGTGAAGCAGAGCTGCGGGCTAAAGCCACGATTGGGTTCGGGTACGTACCGTTTGTTCGCCGTGGTAAGTTTTATGTTAAGGCGGTGCCGATTGGTCCTGACGGCAAGCGGGTCGCGCTCAAGTCTGACATCGAACATATCCTTCCGTATGCGAAGGCGGATACCGCAGCGCAGCGCGACGCACTGGTTCGGCAACTGTCGGAAGCTCTGGGCAACAAGACGTACACCATCAAGAACTCAGTTGATGAGGATGTCCAAGTTCGCTGGCGGGTTGAGTCTGGGTCTGGGGCCACGTCCGCAGCTACCACGGAAGATATAAACCCGAACGTTCTTATGCGGCAGCTGGAGCGGTATGGCATAAGCCTTACCCAAGAAGAGCGCGAGCGCCTTATCACGGCCCTGACGGACTTCAACTCGTCGGCTCGCCGCACCATGTGGCGCACGGGTAACCCCGGCTGGGATAAAGAAACGATCCGCAACATTGCCGAGTGGGTCCAGACCTACGCCAACATTGCGGGTAAGAACGAGTACGCCTTCATGATCGAGGACGTGCTCGACAACAAACAACTCTGGGAACCTACACCTGACGGATCTGGCGGGCGTATGCTGCGCGACCTGTACGCAGCGCTGAAGGAAGCTGAGAAGACTGGCAACCAAGCCGCTATCCGGGTCGCCTCTGATAAGTTCGAGCACTACGCGCACCAATACATAGTGTCCGCGCCGACTACGTCTGACCCCATCAAGCTGGGCGACAGGGTTTACCAAGGGCAGGGCGAAGGCAACCGGTATCTGGAAGATATGAAAGAGATGCTGCGCTGGTTCTCCCGCTCAGCAGATATGGTGATCAGCACAGAGGACGTGCTTGGTGAGAAGGGTAGCGCACTCATGGCGGGCGCGGCTATCATGCAGCTTGGCGGTAACGTATCCACGGCAGTCGCTTCGCTGACTTCGCTCCCCACACACTCGGTTACTTATCTTGCGTTCCGCAACAACAAGCGTGGTTTCGGTGGCGGGTTCGGATGGGCTAAGGCGGTCAAGGAAATCTCCCGCGCTATCAACAACGTCGGCGATATGACGCCGAATAAGTTTACCGATATCGAGTTCATGGAGCGCATGGTCAGGGAAGGAACCCATGCCAAGTACGGGCTGACTGCGGACGAAGCCGTCTTCCTTACTGATGCACTGGCTGACGGGACGACACTGGCTGCGCAGGCGAACGCGCTTATGGACCAGAGCGTCGGTAAACTCGGGAACAATCTGGTTCGCAAGGGCGTCAACTACTGGATGTATATGTTCGTTTCGACGGACGCCCTGAACCGGAGAGCCACGGCGCTGGCCGCCTACCGTATGTATAAGGATCGGATCATTGCGGCTAAGAGCGACAACAAAGGCTTTATAGCTAAGGATCCTGCGGCGCTTCAGGCTGACGCTGATTACCAGTACGCGGCTGAGAACGCTAAGCTTGCAGTAATTAAGACACAGGGAGAGCACGGCGCTTTTAACCGTCCTAAGATCGCCCGTGGTACGCTGCTTCGCTACCCCTTCATGTACCAGCAGATCGTGGTGCTGACGGTCCAGCTCCTGCGCAACCTGCCCCCTTCCGGCCAGCTGTACATCCTTGCCATGATTTTCCTGATGTCTGGTATCAAGGGCATACCCGGACAGGATGACTTTGCTGACCTGTTCGACACGTTGATGCAGAAGTTCAACGTTAAGTGGGAAGGTGTTGATAAGTATCTTATGGATATGTCGGAGTCGATTGCTCCGGGTATGACGCCCATCATTATGCGCGGCGTGGTGGACCAGATCCTCGGCGGATCGTTCTCTATCAAGACTGGCTTTGGCGATATCCTCCCGCTTAGCGGCGTGTTCCGTGCGGGTGCTGACCCTGCCCGCGAACTGGAGAACTTCGCCGGTCCTGTGTGGGCTGCTTATGCTGGGCTTGTCGGCACCGCTACATCCACGATTGGGCTTGCCGGTTCGGTAGTTGGCGTTGGCGACCGCACTGTCACCATACCTGATCTCGTCCGCGAGGGGCTCGGTATCATCCGGGAGAGCCCGTTCTCCGGTCTCAAGGCCGTGACTGATTCACTGGTCTACCTCGATACTGGGGCGGTCCTTAACGCCAGAGGCGAAGTAATCAGCGCGGATATCGGCCCTGATGTTATCGCCATGCGCGCACTCGGCTTCTACCCGGCGGAAGCCACACTTAACTATGATGTCCTGCGCATCAGCCGCAACCTGTCGGAGTACAGCAAGGCTATCAAGGCGGCGTACGTTCTGGATTACAAACAAGCCAAAGCGCTGGGCGACCAAGATGCTGTGCGCCGGATCATCCAAGATGTCCGGAACTGGAACGAAGGCGCCCGTGGTACGCCGTTCGAAATCCGTGACTTCGTCCAGTCAGCGGAGCGCGCGGTCAAAGAAGCGGCCAAGCCGCCGGGCGAAAGGTTCCTACGCACCGTCAGCAAGAATAACCAGCAGATCACTGAAGAACTGCTTGCTTCCATGGGCATCAACTAGACAACCTGAAGATTACCAAGCGTAAGGTTTTCCGCTGCGGTATCAGCTTCGTCTAGCACGCCTTGCATCCGGGGATGGCTGAGGTTCACACCGACCACATAGGTCTGGCCGATCTTGGCTGGCGTATCTTTACCAAGATAGAACTTCTGACTCCGTGGCGTGGCGAGCGCGTTCTCCTCCATGATCTCCTTGATGAAGGTCCTGAAGTCTCCGCCCCGCAGTGACAGCCATTTACGGAAGTGCGCCCGGTCAAACATAACCGTCCCCTTATCGAACGGATCGCCGGCTGACTTCCTGAACACGTCAAATCTGACCCGGATATCCGCCCGTGGCATACGAGAGTGATCGGGCATAGGCTTCTGTCCGGCTGTGTGGAAGATCGTAACCGCAGAACTGGCACTGTCGTTAAGGTATTCTGCCAGCAGATCGAAGGCGTCCACCTTGTTCTCTTGGATAGACTTCCGGATCGCACCGACTTCCTCAAGCACCCACTTGGTGCACTTGGTATGGTCGAAACGGATCAGGTTCCACGCTGAGGCAAGCTCCCCTGCAAGGTCCGCAAGGATGATAGCCTGCTCCCAGAACCGCTCTTCACCAGAGAAGGTCGCGCCGTACTTGCTGGAAAACTCAGTCGTCGCCCGGTTGATGGCGGACTTGATACCCTCAGGTCCCATCTCCAGAAGCTTCTTGATGAACTCCTTACCAACATGTCCGTAGTTAGAATTAACATGAGTGTAGATACGCCGCCCGACCGAGCTGTCTTTCGTAAAGATATCATGCGCAGGTATGGTTAACTCTAGGAGGCGCGCCATCTGAGCGTCCGTCTCCAGCCCTGTGGATATCATCTTCGAAGCCAGTGACCGGTTGGTCGAGACGCTTACGTTCAGCGCCCATGTCTTGGCGTCCCGCTCCTCAGCGTTGCGGTTCAGCCTTGCCTTGTCCCTGCCTTGGCTAACCCAGTAGACGAAGTCGCCGACCTCTTTGTCCTGCATCATGGTCGCCTCGTCGATACTGAGAGGGACGTTGCAGTACAGTCCCATGCGGGAAAATAAGCTATTCTGCGTATACTTAGCAGCGAAATGTAGTTTGTCCGGGTTGCCGTAGATGCTCTGGCCCCACAACTGGGCCAGCGTTTTGCCGCCGCCGGTCGGGCCATAGAGCGAGAGCACCACACCCTTCAGCCCGGTGAAAGCGTACAGTACGCTAGACATAGCATAGAGGTAAGTGAACCCGTGCCATGGCATACCGAACCGTTCGAGTATGGCGGTGCCTTCGATTGCTGCGCTGGATGTACCTGCGACACCAAACATCTCGCTTCCGGTGCGCTGTGAGGCAACAGCTAGGCTGACTTCCTCCTCTACTGCGTAACCGTGTTCGTCCAGACGAAGCAGTGTGTCGCCGATAAGGAACTGCGTGAAGTCCTCCTTCCACCCCATAGTGGAGTAGAGGTTGGTCATAGCCCGCACCTTACGCAGCTCATCCATGTATGCGCGCAACATGTGCTGGAATATCTCCAAGGTTTTCTTGTTAGGTAGGACTATGCCTTGGTCAGCCAAGGCGGTCGGAAACTCTCTATGCCCTTCTGTTAGATAGGCTTGGCGGAAAGAAAGCCGCTGCCATCCTGCGTGCCTGCGGTGCCAGTCATAGCGCACCGTCTCATATCCGAGCGACTCGTCTCGCCCGTAACTTACCGGGTATATATCAAAGCTACATACATCGATGTCGGTGCCGTCGATGGTGCACTTAATCCCATGCTCAGTGCGCTTGTACGGCTTGGGTATCTTGATCTCGTTGGCTATCGGATCCGGCGCGCTGACCTGCTCAACCTCTTCATACTTAAACCCGAGGCGGGTTGGCGTGCCTATCTTATCTTTATAGCGGCAGCCTTTACATCCATCCGGGCGCTCCGCTTCCAGCTTGGCGCAGGTTGTCGGGCCGGTGGTCACCCGCTTCCACTGGTCCAGTTTCTTAAGGGTCTCGTCCTTGGAGAAGCCGGGATGCTTCTCGCTCCACTCGACGGCTGTCTGCTCAGGGTTCTCACAGTGCGCAGCAATACCAAGCATGGCGTACCAGAGCGGCTCGCTTACCTGATCTTGGTTCTCACTGGCCCATTTGATTTGCTGGCACTTGGCAACCAGTGTCGCTGCGACAG